GCCGCCCGCTAATCCACGTCGCCGGGTGTGGCCGCTTGTCTGGAGGTCTGCTGGTCAGGTCCGGAAGTTGCAGCGTCAGCGCCCGCAGAGCCGCCGCCCGAAGCTCTGGAGTTTTCAGCACGGCCCGCGCCGCCTTCAGGGCTGTAAGCTTTGCCTCTCTCCGGGGATAGATCGGCCAGAACTCCTGAGAGAACCAAACCTCCACCTGATCGATCACAGACACTGCGGCGGTTTTTGCCGCTGTTGGTGTGTGTGTTTTTGCTTTTGTATTTACTGGAAATGAAGACGGAGAAGAAGAGTTGCTATTTGGTTCATGTAAATCGTCAACCAAAAGTGAACCACCCTTCGTTTTTGGTTCGTGATTTGCTTCACGTCTGGTTGCACCTGAACGCTTACCACCTGCGCTGCTTTTCTCACGCCAAACCTCTTGTTTGCTACGTTCTGCGAGAAGCCTGTCGTTGTATATGCGCCCGTCTTCCTGTCGAAACTTCGCCCTGATAGTGGCTTCGCTTTTTGACCATGCTGAGCCAAGTCTAGACAAAGTCTGAAGCGCTCTGGAGTCGGCTGGAAGACCGCAATCTGGAGAAAGCCAAGCATGGCACAAGAGGCGAATATATGCACCCTCTTCGGCTGATGTCATAAGAATAATGTCCATCGAAGAGAGCCAAGAATCCGGGTAGAATTGAAACGCTGGAGACTTGTACGCCTTCATCGCCGCAGACCTGCCAGCATGTAGCTCGTGACATCATGCGCCGCCTCACGGATCACGACGCGCAGCAGCCGCATCAGGTCGTTAATGAATAGCTCCACATCCTCCTGTGGCGCGTGCTTCTCCACGAACGCCCGCACGGCGCGTATAGATGCTGTCTCTTCTGGCGCAGGTTGCGCCGTCTTGTTGGTCATTGATCTACCTCTCTACCTCAAAGTTTTGAGAATGGACCCGGCCCGCAGGAGGTAGGCTGCAAGCCGGGTTGATTCCAATTCCGCGCCGGGAGCTACCCGACAAACCCATTATACTCCGTTTTGCTTCAGCGTAGTAACGTCCCACTCTTCAAACATTAGATATGGGTAGCGCTGCCGAAATAGCTTCGCCTTGAGCTTGTACGCTTCCGTCCGCATTCCTTTGAAATCCACCACAACGATTTTGTTATCGCGGATAAAGCGGAAGTCCGGCACGTACTCCATAGCTCGCACCTTGCGCCCCGTGTCGTCAATGTAGCCATCCATGATGGTGTAGCGTGGTTGCCGCTCCAAACTCTGGATTGCCCCGATCTTATGCCATAGATTGAGCAACGCGAACGCCCGCGCCTCACCGGCAGAGTCGAACGTTACCCCGTCCACGGTTTTTTTCACCGCGTTGTACTTGTGCGCCTTCCTTTGGCCCGAGCTGGCCAGTGATGATATGCCAGCCCGAGCGCAAAGTTCCTGGTATTGCTTCTCAGTCATCCTGCGCGATTTCTTCAGCTTCCACGCCGTCTATTTGATCAACATCGGCACCCAGCAAAGGCGGTTGCTCTTCGTCCGTTGATGTTGCCGGCAGTTCTTCCTGCACCGGCGTTGGGTCGTAGCTAACCACGATGTTGGAGCTTGGCACCGCCCTCATGTAGTTCGTCAGCAAACCGGCGCCATTCTCGTCCATAAACGCCACTGTGCACGTGATGTCCGTGCGCTTAATTCCGGCCTTTTTTGAGTCCTTGCCTTTCGCCGCCTGCCGAACAACTGCAAAGTTCTCCATGTAGCCGTGGCATTCAAGCTGAAAGCCGCGCCCGATCTGCGTCTCGTCGGTTGGTTTGAACTCAATCGTCCGAACCTCTACGCGGTTGTGCGGAACATCTGGTGACCATGTGCCGGTCATTTCCGGGAGTTCCTGAGCCCAGCCAAGCGCTTCCGCAATTCGATGGGAAAACGGGAATTTCAGCTTAAGCATCTGATCTCCCGGCGTGATAATAACGCTTTTAAGTGTTACCTGTTTTATTTTAAGTTTCTTTGGCACTTCGTCTCCTTTGTCGTTTTGGCACCCTGCCGGAATTACTTGACCCTTACGTGAGATCCCAAAGGCGCGAGGATTGCCCCCGGAACGCCCTGCTTACCTGCACCGCCGCACCCGATGCAATAGCCAAAGTCACCGGACTTGCCGGTACCACCGCAGCCGCCGCAAGGCTCCTGCAAACCGTTGTAGATGGCCGTCAGGTTCGGATCTTTCTTGCACTCCTGAAGCCCTGCGAGATCCGGCAACGCAGCGCAAACCTTTCGCCACAACTCCGCGTTCATCTTTACCGTCACCGTTCGGTACTCATCCGGTATCAAAGACTCGTCGGTGATAACGACAGGTCGCCGGCCGCCATTACCTACTAGGCTGATACTTCCGGTTTTCCCTTCCAACTTGCGAGGCTTCCCGGCCCGGAACTCCATCTCTTCGAGCGTCACCAGAATGGCGCTCTTCAGGACGGTCAGTTGCCGGTCAAAGGCCTGAGCCCGGTCGTGCATGGTCCGAGCTTCGTCCTTCGCCGCGTCCCGCATCATTTCCAGATACTTCCACCAGCCGCGCACCCCGTCGACCTTCTGAACCTCTGCTTTGATGTAGTCGGAAATTGCAAGGTCTACCTCCTGAAGCTCAACGAATGATTCGATACCTGACGCTTCCGGCACCGTCAGTTCTTCGCGTCGCTCAAACAGGTCTGCTAGTCCCTGCTCTATGTTCCATAACGTCATGCTCATGCTGCTAATTCCTCCGTAGTCAGCGGAAGTTGTGCAGGCTCCGCACCCGCACCCTTCCGCCCTTCCCTGCGCTTCGCCTGACGGTGCAAAAGTTCGCACGTATCAATCAGGCTCTCTTGTGTTTCGGTGTCCCAGTCCGCAAACTGGTCCAGCCATTCGTCTTTCGTTGATTTCCGAGGTCTTGCCATCGTTATTCTCCTACTTCTCAAACCGCTTCAGTGCTGCGTTCAGATCGCACACGCAGGCCTTGTAATCTTCCAGTTCCACGCGCTTCTTTTGGCCAAACGCTTCCGCAATTCGGTCATACTCACGCACCGCTGTCGGCCCGCATTCAGTCAGGCGTTCCAGCAGGATCTCGCAAATGGCAGGAAATTTGTTGGTGTCGCGGTCGAGCCGATCCAGCCATCCGACAAGCTCGTTACCTCCAGCCTGTGGCATCGTGGCCGCCGGTTGCGGCCTTTGATGTTCATCAGCGTATTCCTGTCCCGCTGCTGAGTTTGCGTCATACTTTGACCAGCCTCCGTTGGGTAGCGCTTTCCCGTCCTCGCGCCGCTTCGGGAACAAGTTCTTTAGGTCCATGCTTTGACCAAACGAAAACTTAGCGTTACAGGCCATGCAGATCAGTTCGTAATAGTCGTAGCTCTTGCCAGCATTTTTCCCGGCCTTTGCTACCGACGTTCGAACCCGATAATGCAGGTCGTCGGCCTGGCAGCATCCGCATCTGCTCTCCGCGTCAAACACTTCCTGAATGCCGGCAAGTTCGCTAAACAGATCCTTCGGTGTCGCGCCCTCGACGGCAAACTTCAGCCGCCCGTTAATGCTCGTGTACTCTGCTTTCATCGCTGCTCCCTCGCGGCCTTTGCCGCCTGTTTCCGTTGAACGTCTTTTACTGCATCCATTACCTGGTCGTAGCACCAATCGTACAGATCGGCGCTAACTTGGTTTACCTCATCCGCTGGACACTGAGCCTTTTGAGAGCAAAAGAAATCCATGCTCTGATAGTTTCCGAGGTTTAATTTGAACGCTACCGACCGAACGACTTCCACCAACCGAGTGTCCGGTACCGCGCCAGTTATCGTGCGTCCGTCTGGGCCTACAAGCATTTAGACAACCTGCTGGCTAACGCCGCCTTTATGATTATTGGCCCGATGCGGTCGATAATGGACGGCCAGTCCTCCGCACAATCCAGCATCTGCGCGATATCGCACATAGCGTCGTAGGCCTCGTCCAGTTCTTTCGCGTTGGCCTTGCTGCGTTCCATCCATATGGTTCGCCCTGCTTGCGCGTCGAGCAGCCGCGATTTCAATTCTGCCAACCGGCCCCCTTCTTCGTAGTCCAGAATGCACTTAAAGCAAAGTTTCCCGGCTGTCGTCGCTACCAGACGGTCAGTGTAGAACTCGCGGACGCAGTGAGCGCAGCGTTCTTCCGTGTGGTCCAGACGTTCTTCGTGCCATTCTTCCGGCCCAAACTCTCGAGCGTCAACGTCTTTGGGGACTCGCGCAACCGGCGTTACTGCCGCGATCCAGCCCGCGACAATCGGTGCAAAAACAGGGTCAAGGTTTTCCATGTGGCCGCCCTCCTACAAGCGACATCTCTAGTATAGCATAACTAATGTTTTACTGCGGTTAGCGAAATCGCTGAACCAGCAGCCATGCAACCGCAGGCGCAATGCCAAGCGGTTTCCGCGTGCCGTTTTTGTCGAGCTCTCTTCGCTTTACCTCTGCCAAGCCCTTGTCCCGCGTCACGGTTGAGCAGTAGACCGGTAGGCGTACCCAGCTATCGTCGCCGCGTGGTGGTGTCAGCGTATCCAGTAGCGCCGGTGCCGATTTCCCGACGCCAAACGCATCCTCCATGACGTCGCGGATAATACTGCTGATGCTCGTAGACGCTGTCCCGGTTGCCCGCAGCGCTGCCGCCGTCGCCAGCGGAATCTTCACGATCAGTGAGCAGGTGCCTTCCGGTAAACCAGATGCCTTACTTTTTTTTGCCATACTCCAACTATAGCATTACTAATGTAAACCTTACTGGAGTATCAACGCCGCCGCCTTGTTTGTCACTTCTGGCGCTGGTCCACCTACCGGCAGATTACAGGTCGCAGCCTGCGTAATAATCTGAGCGGTTAGAACGTCGATTGCTTGCCCGTTTGGCGATTCGTTTATCGGGCAGCGGCATGACGCCAGCATCACGCCCGTCGGCTTGCCGTCTGGTCCGATTGCCTCGCCAGCACGGTCACAAGCGAACGAATAACACTGCGCCATGCCCTGGGGAACCGTGTTGCACACATACGGAGGAGCTGGCGTCTCATGCTGCCAGTCAGGAGCCTGCGGAATTTTGGTTCGAATTGAGTAAGCGCTCCAAACGCCCGTTTTGCCGTCTACAATGACCGGGTCCACGCACTTGTTGCCCTCTGGCATGTTGCCGGTGCCGGGAGACGATACGGACGGCCCACGCATGATTGGACACAGGCAATCTGCCGCCTGCCACGTCGTGACAGCGCCCATCGTGTTGACCGTAATTTGACCCTTTCCCAACGTACAATTTGTGGCAGCGCACAACGCATAATCATTTGTACAAACCTGCACTGGCACGGTTGCTACAGATCGTGAGCGACACGCAGACGTAATCAAAATGGCAAGCAATGCGGCGTATTTCATTGTGGTTTTGTCCTTTAGGTCAGCAACGCTGAAACTAGTTCCATATCGGACGCCGAGATCGTCGCCCCGGCCAGCAGATCCACCGGCAACGGTTCGCAGTCCAACGTCACAATCTGCGCGAATACCGGATCAGCTTCAAACGCTGCCGCAAACTCCGGTCGCACCATCCGCGCCGCGCCGTCGTTGACCGGAATGCTGTTCGCGTCTGTCATCAACGCTACACGTGCCGCCGCTGCTGCCCCGTATTCGGCTTCCAGAAGCCGCAGGATGCGTCGCAACTTCCACGCGCCCATCGCTGGTATAGGCTGTCCCGCCAGACGCTTCAGCGCCCCGGAATCGACTGCTAATAGAATCTCTTTGACTGTGATTGTCATGATGCGTATTGAAACACTCCATTCGTAAATACCATTAACGTTTTGGTTGCCGGGTCAAAACTGTCACTGCCGCCAACCGCTTGCTGTGCCATTGAGTCCAATCCCAGATTAGCGCGAGCCGCTCCCGCGTTTGGAACGTCGCTCAGATTGTTTGCAACTGTCAAATACGTCGCGCTGATATTGGGGATATCGGCTGCTACTAAAGCTCGAAAAGTTGCGCCAGAAGATGCGCCTGACGCAGGGCCAGCATAGATCGTGTTGGCAAAGCTGCTTGCTTGTGAGAGGGTGATACTGCCGGCTGATGTGACCGGAGAGCCGGAAACCGTAAACAACGCGGACAGGCCGCTGAGCGTAATTCCCACGCTTGTGACAAACGAGAAACCAATATCTGCCGCAACTAACGCGCGAAAGGTCGGAACTGCTGCCACGCCTGCTGCTGGTCCAGCCAGCACGGTGTTTGCCGTTTGTGTGTTCCAGGCAATAGCCAAGGTGCCGGCAGACGTCACAGGAGAACCTGTCACCGCAAACTGAGTCGGAGCGGTGAGCGCCACGCTGGTCACTGTAGCCGTTGCCACACCAGCCGGTGACGCGCCCGCTACCACGGCCCCCGACGAACTGCCGCCAGATCCTCCGCCCATGCCTGCCCAGAAGTCCAGATACGATCCGATGACACCGACGTTGATCACGGTCACCGTGTAGAGGTAGTGTCCCGCGTTCGCGCCTGCTGGCATTCCTGCTTGGTCCAGATAGGTGTCTACCTCCACCAGCTTGCCCTGGACTTCCTGTATCACGTAATCGACGGGAGACGCCACGGACCCCACCAGCGCCGCGATCCCTACTGGCCGGTCTTCAAGAGCGATAGAAAGGTATTGCCCCGGTGTCAGCCCCGGAAAATAGGTGTCAAACGAGAACGATACCGGAAGTGTGGAATAGGCTTCCAAGGCCTGTTGCGCCGCCAGCAGCCCGGTTGGAGCGCTTGTGTTGTTTGTGTCGCTGATCTTCTGCTGGTATTTGCCCGTCCCGTCTTCAATTGCGGCCCGAGATTGCACGAGGTCGGTATCCTCTACCACGATGCAATCGCCGCCAAGCCGGTTGTATTCCACCTGCAAAAACCAACTAGAGTCTAGTGGTAACGTTAACAGCGAAATACCGGAGATCTTCGGCCAGCCCGTCACGCTGGCAAGTTCAACGGACGCGCTGCCCGGTGTGTAATACAAGTTTGCGGTGTTGCTCGTGCCTTCCACTGCCACCTGCAGCGTTTCCGTCCCGAATGTGGTTGAGCCGCCCGCCGTCAACGCTGCTGACCATACGAAGTTCGTCGCGGATTCAGCCAGCGCTGCGATGTAGCCTTGTCCCGCGCTTTTGTTGCGAACAGTAAACACGCCAGCCGCAGGAGTATCCGCATTTAGCAGCGGGTTTTCCCACGTTGGCATCGAATACGTCAGGCCGCGTTGTGACTCTTTTGCATTGATCGCGTAGACCAGATTCTGAGCACAATCCGCCGCTGTCGCACCAATCAGCACTTCGCCCCACTCTCGATTGTCCAGAGCCGTCACGAACGTGTAAACCGTGTCAGCGAAATCGCCGCCGCCGCTGATCCCTTGATCAGTCCAAATGACTGTGCCATCTACTGTTGTGCTGCCCGAATAGTTCCACGTCGGTTGCGCCCCGCCAGACGTGCCCGCTGTCGTCACCCTCTGTACGTGTCCCGCGGGATCAATGATGATTTGGCCAACGGTGTACGGTGCCAGTGCCGCCCAGTTGTAGAGAGAACCGCCAGCCGGGTAGGAAATAGTCACCGTGTCGCCGTCTGCCGGCAGTCCCGAGAATGTGCCCAGTGCCGTGTTCTGTGTGTTCTGTGTGACCCACGCCGCTACGATCTGAGTCGGCAATTCTCGCAGCGTGAAAGTGTCCGTTACGCTGTTGCCGGTGAACAGTTCCGAAGAGTTGGAAAATGCGTTCTGAGAAATTTGGATAATTTGCCGATTGCGGAAGTCTTGCCGATTTTGTTCCCACTTCATGGAGTCCCAGTTGATATCCTCCGTGACCAGCGAGAACGGTGAACTGGTCAGACTTGGAACGTGGAACTCAAGCTGCTGTGTAGCTGGGTCGACGTACCAGACAAACTGAGACGACGTGGCCAAATTGCTGATGATTTCGGAGAGCGAAGTGTAGTCGGAGATCACCAGAGACGGGATAGTGGAGCCGCCTGAGATCGTGCCGAGCGTGATTGGTGAACCAGTCATCAGCGCGTTGAACAGGCTGGTAACAATAGACCCCGCCGTAACGTTAAGGAACGCCTGAGGAGGTACCAAGATCGCGTCCAGGCATTGCTCCAGAGACACCACGGAGCAGAGATACTTCCGGTATCCTGCTACGCCGTCCCATAATTCTTCAATCCGGTCAATCGTGCCGACGAATACCAGCGTAGTCGTTGTCGGCCCGACGTCGTAAATAAACAACTGAGAACCCATTGTTGGCGAGTACGAATCACCAGCCGCCACGCGAATCGGCACCGTTGCCGTGCCCCGCTGCCGCATCATGAGCTGGAAGTCTGAGCCAGTTCCGCTAAAGTCAAGTCGTGCCGTCTGGTCGGTCAGGCCGCCAATAGGTTCATTGATGACCAGCCATGCCGTAGCGGGAACCGGTGGCACCGACACAGACGCCATTGTCACAAACCCGATAACCGTGCCGTTCGCGTCGTTTGTCGTCCAGTTGACCGTAAGAGCCCCGGAGCCCGGGAACGATGGCACCCCGACGGCGGTAATCGTCTGAGTGTCGTTGTTGGCAATCTGAAGATAGTCCGAGCTGTACGAATGCGCGTTCGATGTTCCCGCGCCGTTCTCGTCCTGCACCGCCGTTGAAACTGAGGACGTCGCCGTATCACGTGCTGCAATTGACGCCCTAAGCCCGCCAGTGCCCGCGCCGCTCACCTTTGATGTCGTAGCATACAACGCCAGCCCAGGATTATATGCCAGCCCGCTCTTAACGGTTTGCGTTACCGGAGCTGCTGCCGTGCTTTTCGTGAAACTGCCCACCCACGCATCCGGCACCTGAAGACATAAGCTGACAGCTTGGAATGCGCCGCTGGGACTTGTCGGAAAGTTCAGCGTAAAGCCGCCGCCGTCGAAGCTTTTGAACGTTCCGCGCAGCGTATCCGCCCCAATTCCAGACAGCCCGAGAACGCAGCCTTTCGCAGCCGACGCACCGCTGGGACTGGAGAACTTTGAAAACGCTGCCGAGGTGCCCACGTTGTCCGAACTGAACAGCGACTGAAACCACTGCCCCGTTTCGGTCGCGCCCACGCTGTCCGTGGCGTTCGGCCCCATGCACCCAAACCCAAACGCCGCGCCGGTTGCTCCCGCTGGTAGTGCCGCCGTAACGGCCCCCGCGTGCAAATGAAACACGAGGTTCGGTTCCCACGTCAGGCCCGTTACCACCGCATCGCCAGACGTCGGCATGTTCCAGTTGATCGTCTGCGATAGTGGCGCTTCGGTAGCCGTAAACGCGATGTAGTTGACCACGTAGCCGGTGGCCGCTGTGTTGGTCGTCCAGTCCACGGTGAACCCGTCAGTATCGATTGTTAGGTGTCCCAGAGATTCGACGGCCCCGGAGTTGGTGACAAAGTTAAGAGCTTCGTCCGCAAAGTACCGCGCCGTGTTGCTGGTGCCAGCAGCATCCTGAATCGCCGCGCAGACTGAGTACCCGCCGCCAAACGGTGACCACACCCCGGCCATCTGCTTGATGCCAGCTTGCCACGTTGCCGCTGATGTGTTGCCGGCGCTGAAGAAGATTATGCACGATGCCTGAAACCCCAGCCCAGTGATGGCCTGAGTTGTGACCGTGCTTGATTTCGTAAACGATCCTGAGAATGCCATATATCAAATCACCATCTTTTCATCATGCGAAAGTTTCCCAAAGTTTCCCAAAGTTTCCCATGGGAAATCCCACCATTCCCACGTTGGCTATGCTACCTGGAAGCCGGTGAGTACTTCGGATTCGTGCTCTTGAGATACGCAGGAAGCTGCCGCGCCACTTCCCGCACAAACTCACGCGGGTTGTTGACGCCGTTTGCCGTGATGCTGCCGATGTTGATACCGCCTCCGTTAGAGGATGCAACCGGAAAACTAAGTCCTGAGCCACCGTTCGGCATGATGCGCCCAGCCTGATCTGGTATGAACAGTTCCGGCCCGCGTTCCCCGACAATTGACGGTCTGCCGAGAGGAGGACGCCCGCCGTCTGCAAAGCCAAAGAGGTTGCCAAGAACACTAAACAGACCGTTTGTAAACGCTAAAGGACTAACGGCAACAACGTTGACTCGAACAGCATCGGCCCCGAAGATCTTGGCCAAAGAAGACATATAACCGGCCTGAGCTGGTTTTTCAGCATCCGCGCCTGATATGCCGCCGCCGCCCGGTTTGATACCGCCAGACTTGCGAAGCGCCCTTACTTCTGCCGTAGTTCCGTGAATGGCCCTGATTATCAGGAACGCACTCACCAGTGACCCTGCTGCCGATATTACTCCCGAGATCACGCCTCCGAGCAATCCGCCCGACGCTGCTGAGACTACACTTCCCGCAATGCCTGCCGCTGCTCCTGCCGCTCCAACCCCAGCACCAACCCCAGTTGTAGTAGCCTGAGCCGTTACAGCTGCCGTGTTTAACGCTAACGCACCTATCAATGCAGCTGTTGAGCCCTGCTGAACTGGAAATAGTGCCTGCAATACCGTGTTCGCCAACGTGTTTAGGCCAAGGCTGACAACAAGTTGCTCGATTGCACGCTGAAAGATTGTGCCAAGGATCTGCTGCCCGATACCCTGCAATGCGCCTCGAATCTCCTGCCCGATGTTTTTACCGGGATTGCCTCCCATAATTCCACCAGCAAGAGCTCCGCCAAGTTGTCCGGGAATCTGGCCGCCGATGCCCCGCAGGTTGTGTAGCAGCGGAGCGATACCAGCAGCCTTCTGGTGCATCCGGTCCATCTGAGCCTGGAGCGCATCCAGCGCCTGAAGCTCTGCCGATACGCTTTGACCCTGCGCCGCCTTCAAGTCGATCTGCTGCTGAAGGATCTGTTCGCGCATCCGCAGTTGCGTGCCGAGCGGAACGTTGATTGATTCCGCCATGCTGAGCATTTCTTGATCGTTGGCGATTTCCCGCTCACGCTGGTCCGTCGTTTTGATTCCGGCTTTGTTCAGATCGATCTTGTTGGCCAGCGGCGTGGCAATCCGATTCATGAACGGTTCGTCTATTTTGACCTGTTGAAACTTCTCCGGTGCAGCCGCGTCGATGTTGATTTTCTTCCAGCGCTGCTGCTGTTCCGCGAGATCTTTTGCGCCCTGTTCGGACAGGTCCAGCATCTTCTGGTTAAAATCAGCAGTTGCTTTTAGTTGCGAATCACGAATTGCTTTTGTTTCAGCCAGTTCGGTTTCAAACAGCCGATAACGATTTTCCCATCCTTCGTTTTGTTTCTTGAGCGCCTCTTTCCCGGCTTTAACCTTTTCCGTTTCGGAGTCGTCAAGATCCTTCTGCGCCCGCAGAAGCCTTTCTTTGCCCCTCGCGTCAGCAGCAATAGCGTCGTTTTGCAGTTTGTCGAGCGTAGCTTTTTGCTGTGCGTAGATATCGCCCCGGACACCTGGAATGAGCACGCCCGGATTTACTGCGTTGTTTAGCTCAAACTCTTTTTTAAGCTGGTCGATTGAAGCATACAGCGCCCGCGCTTTGACGAAATCAGCTTGAGCCTCTGCCGCGCCAAGTCCGGCCTTCAGCTTTAGACCTGATGCCTTTCCGAACTGTTCGGTCATGCGGTCGACGTTGATTGAATCAACAGTCTTGCCAAGGCTGGCAATGGCAGAGTCTGCTTCTTTCGTTGCATCTGCTAATTGCTCCATCGCTTTTTTAAGGCCGATGGCTTCGTCTATCGCGTTCCCGATTGATGTTGCAACTCTGCCAAGACCTTCGGCAAACGCAAAGGCTCCGAGCACTGGAAATATGGCCAAGAGTCCAGCCCCAAGCCCTGGCACCAGCCCAATAAACCGTTCTGCCGCTACGCCCATGCCGGGAATTGCGCCTACAAACGACTGAACTTTCTTTCCTGCTTTTTCAGCAGCTTCTCCGGTTTGAGTAATACCAGATACAGCTTTTTGAGTCGCTGTAGTCGTATCGTTTATGCTGCCGGCAGATTTATTAAACGCCTGAGCAATCTTGCCGCCAGCGTTCGCCGCTGCCGCTTCGGCTGCTTTCAGATCCGCCTGAAGTTTAGTCGGGTCGCCTTCAATTTTTACGCGAACGCTTCCGAGATCCATTTAGTTCACCACCGCATTTTTTCGAGTCGCCCAGTCGGGCAGGTCGTCAACTTCGCCGGCCATTTGCTTATCCGGCCTGGTAGCCATCCACTTATCAGCCAGAGCCTTCGATTTCCGTTCGGCCCGGTCGCCCTTACCAAGCAAGTCTTCAGGCGTCCAAGGTGTGCCATCGCTGTCAAAGTGCGCGTTGTACAAGGTCGCCTGAATCGAAGCGTGCAGGTAGTTTTGCCGTTCGATGCCATCCAGCCATACCTGCCGTAATGCGGAAAACTCCCGAGGGGTCAGGCTCCACAAAGTTGCCTCTGTCAAACCCAAACCGTCCCGGGAGACTCCAAACGCCCACACTGTCAGCCAGTCTTCTTCGTTCAGGCCAGCGCGGTCGTGTCCGCCGGAATCGCTTGCACTGAGATTTCCGCGTCCGGCACTGCTTTTTTTACCGCTTCAATTAGCGCCTCAGTCACCAGCGGTTCGTCTGCGGGCTCCATGATGTCTGCGAAATCCAGAGCACGCTGAAAGCCTTCAGAGCGCCACTTGCCTGTGATTGGGTCGAAGCTGCCGGCCGCTGCTGCTGCAAGTTCCAGCACTGACGCTGTGGCCACATTTTTGCCCCATTGCGCCAGTTGGAAGTGTGCAGCATAGGAAAGCCGAAACGTGAGCATCTGGCCGCCAGCCAGCGTGACTGACGGCCATTTGATCGGTTGAACGGTTTGAGGTGTCATAGCAGATTACTGGAGAGTCGGTGCGCCGTTGTTGCTCAGTTCGATGTCGGCAGTAAACACGTCGCCGACTTTGCCCGTCTCATTGAATCCGGTGACGTAGGCCGCAAAGAAATCGGTCGACGCCACAGCCTGATCCGGATAAATAGCCTTGAAGTTGACCAGCGTTTGATTGATCATCAGCAGCCGCAGGCCGCGAATCACGCCTGATGTTGAGTTCTGGTGTGTCGCTTCCTTCGGCATGTAGTTAATCTTAAATTTGATCGTTCCCATGTCGAGCAGCGTGCTGATGCGACGCCGAAAGAGGTCGCCCGCGTTGGTAACGTCAGCGGTTTCGGCCTTGAGCGGCATCGTGAAATCGGACACGTTGCAAATTGTCGTGAAGGTTTCCGGGCTTGAGCCGTTGCCGGCTTGGAGCTGAAATCCTGTGAATGAAAGACCGGCTCCGACGCCGGATGTCTGTGATGCTGGTGCAGGCATGTCGTTTGTTCTCCTATGCGTCCTGATTTACGTACAGCCTCACGTCTACCAGGCGCATAAACGTGAGAGGGTCTGTCTGAGCGATCCCCATGTCAATATCGTTCGCTATCAGATTTGGATAAGTTGCAAGGCCTGGAATACCGGGCCCGTCGAAAGTGTTAAGAAATGCCGTGAGAGCCAGAACCACAAGCTCTGCATTTTCCGAGTCGTTGCCGCTGCCGTAAATCCGGAACTGGCACCGCGTCCAGTTGGTCGGCATCTTGCCCGAGCCTACATAATCGCCCGCGTTTCCCACCATCTCTACTACCACAGCTGGAAAGTCACGGCCTTGAGGTAGGCGCTGGTCAAACCATCGAAACGGTGCAGAACCAAGCAACGCCACCAGCCCCGCGTCAACGCTGGCCGCACTGTACAAACGTGCTTTTAGGCTGCTCATGGCGTGGCCACCGTGACCCGCTGGAGCTTGAGGCGCGTCTGAGTATGCTGGCTGTCTGATTCCGCGCCCAGCAGGTCGTAGCGCGTGCCGTCAACGTCTACCTGCCAGCCCAGCCCGGCCGCCGCGTTACTTGCCAATGGATACCAGCCGGTCAGCAGGACGTGACGAAACCGTTCCGCCAGCACATCCGGTACAGACTTCCGCTCCGTCGCACTGAACCCGTCTGGTGCGTCCATACAGGCGATGTTGACCATGCCGGACACCGCCGCAAACGTGCCGATGAAATTGCCCGTTACGCCCTGCGTTTGCACCGGAGCATAGAAGGTCGCCAGCGAGATAAACAAGCCCGTCTGAACTGCCAGCGGCATGATTGCGGAAAGCGCGTAACTGAAGCCTTGCTGCATTACAGATACGCCTGCCTCTGCGCTTGATTCCACCAGCGCTGCCGGTACGCGAACGAAGTGGAGCACTGCTCGATAATCATGAACGCCCCAGACTCGTCGTCTGTTGTCCGGTACTGCGCCGCTTGCTCCCGCAGCATCTTTGCGCCTTCCGCGGGTTTCATTTCGACGTCAAGGATGCGCGTGAACATGGCAAGTTTGGACGAGTTTGCCGCCATCGCATCCAGCAGGAGAGCCGCGACGCGCAAATATGACACCGCAGAAGCCGGCACGTTTGCGCCCGCCGGTGGCGAATAGAACTGAGCGCTCTGAAACGTGCCGCCCTGAATCGTAAACGCCGCACTGACTTCAGCATCCGCGAACACAAAGTTCTGGCTGTCAGTGTCGGAGATCAAAAGCCTCACGTAACTGATAGCGGGTTCGGTGTCGAAGTCGTAGGTGAAAGCCATAACTATTTCGTCACTTTTACCACGACGGTACCGGCTGCCGATTCTGCCGCCGCAAGGTTAGCCGATATTCTTGCTGCTTCTGCTTCTGCCACCGCAGCTGAGTACCGTTGCACCAACGGCGTTGCCAGAGAGTCGCGGAAATGTTTAATCAGCAATTCATGGATGCTTGCATAGCGTGGTTTTCCGTCGTCATTCTGTTCTGCCATGAAGCTTTTCATTGCCGCAACGGCGTCATCAGATACCGTAGCTTCTACGGTCGTGTTGTCAGCTTCGATGGTGATTTTCATAATGTCTTTGTCTTATTTCCATACCGGAATGTAGCCAGTAGAACCGTCCGAAGTCAGCACCTTCAGCCACGTATACGGCGCTGCGTTTGTGGTAGCAGGGGAGTTTGTACCCAGCAGCGCAGTCCCGGCTCCGGTAGAATTGAGGCCGCTAAACTTCATGAGCCCGCCGATTTCAAACACCTGCGTGGAAGTTGTGTCCGCTGCTCCACGAGTGATAACGACACGGGTCGCTCCGGTCGTTGCCGTCTGGTCGTAAAACCGTGCTGTGCCGCTACCTGCCGAGATCCCGACATCTAGTTGATACGTCGGAATTGCTACTCCAATTCCTACGCTGCCATTAGTGCGACTGATGACCATCGCCGACACACCAGGTACACTATTGTTGTGCCGCAAAAACTCCAAATATCCAGACCCACCGTTATCTTGGATCGTAAAACCGTAGGCGGTAGAAAAATCGTACAAACGTAACGCAGCGCTATACCCATTCCCCGCCGCTACAGTAATTTTTTCATCGGTGCCTGCGGTATAATTTCCAATTTGCAGTCTGGTTGCTGGTGTAGTCGTCCCGATGCCGACGTTACCTTGCACAATCATTCCCGATGCTGGAGCGTCGGATGCGGCGTAGGTAGTGCCAACTGAAATCGCGCCAACTCTGATTCCCGTATAGTTATTAGTTGCACTGAAAAGACCAAATAATTGTGGGCTTGCATTGTTTGACGTGATCCTGACAGCCCCCGCCTCATCACCTATTGAGAAAGCCCCGGTTCCGGTGAATCGCCCAATGCCAGCCACTTCAAGTTTTTGAGCGGGCGTTATCGTCCCGATCCCGACGTTACCGCCGTTTGGTTGAAGAGCCAATGGCAAGTATGTGCTTAATGTACTTTTGTTTGTTACTTGAATCCAAGCTGGAAATGGAGATACGTTTGCAGAAACACCAAAATCCATTACAACGCTACTCGTCGTGTTGCCGACCCTAAATACGCCTGTCTGAGTAGAACCAGATGAAGCTGGTCCGCCTATTGGCCCTACCGCATCTAACGTAACTCCCGGCGTTGCCGTCCCGATGCCGACGTTACCGTTGCCTAAGATTCTCATTCGCTCGGTCAGACCGGCAAACGTGGTTGAGTTCAAGCCTGCTGCATTGCTAAAAAATGCCAATCCGCCAGCCCAATCATTACCTGGCCCTTCCCTGATTCCAGCAACACCTCCGACTAACGTGGCATTTGACGCATCCTTAAATACAATGCCAATACCACGAGCCAGCCCTGAGGCGGGTCCGCCTGTCCTTTCGATGATTGCACCGATCTCGTTGATGGTAGCCGTGCTTACGAGACTTGTTTGTAGCGGGGCCAACGGCGCTGTCGTACCGATGCCGACGTTACCTGTGTTATTTACCATCAAGTAACTTGCCCCTGCGCTACTTGCCGCATTGAAAACTCCACTAGCATTTAGGGCGCTGTTGCCATAAACCTGTAACGAGTAGCCTGTTGCACCTGTTCCGATACTGAGAGGATTGCCGTTCACTTGCAATACCATGCCTCTTGAAGTGCCAGCTGATAAATCAAAACCATCCATCTGTGAATTGATAAGTCTGACCCCAAAATTGGTGGCTGTATCTCCAATCCAAAACTGTCTATTACCAGAAGCGTTATAGCTCAGATTAATTGCAGCCCCATTAGTGGCGTCACTGCCCCCCTGAACACCTGCGCCAGTCAATCGTAGGCCATAACCTGTTGTGGTTTGAATATGCAGCGGCGTTGAGGGCGTTGCCGTGCCAATCCCCAGCCTGTTGTTTGTCGCATCCCAGAAGAACTGGCCAGCGTCCTGATTGAGAATCCCAGAGGCCGAAACATACGGCACCGAGCCAACCGTCGTCAGGTTGCCCACGCCGCCGATTAAGTCGGTGCCCGCTACCGCAATGGAAGGAACGCCGGTCGCCGTGGTGTTTTTAAGCAGTCCTGTCGCCAGCCCAGAAAGCGTCGTGCCGTTGATCTTCACCACGGTCGTCGCTACGCTGCCAGCCGAGCTTGTCACGTCGCCTGTGAGGCCTGGCATTGCTGCAGCCGGTAGTCCGGTGGCATTCGTTAAAACTAATACAGACGGCGTTCCAAGGTCAGGAGTTGTTAAGGATGGTGACGTTGCCAACACAACGGAACCAGAACCGGTTGAGCTGACAGCCGTGCCAAAACCTCCAGCGCCATTGCTCGTCAGAAATTGTGCGTTAGTGCCGTTCGTCGCTACCGCATAATCTGTGCCTGCTACCGCCGCCGAAACGACTCCTGCACCGTTGGCTTTCAGCAACCCGCTGAGCGTACCCGCGCCGCCCCGTGCTGCCGCTACCGTACCAGATGCAAGGTCTGACGCTGAGCCAGATATCGCAATCAGTGCCAGATTGCCCGTGCTTAACAATCCAACTGAGTCTGTGGCAACGTAAGGCCGCGCCGCTGCATTTATCAGCGAGGTCATCGTTACAGTGGACATCGCAATAAATGGTCCGGTAACCGTCAACGAACCAGTCACGGGTCCGACGACTTCCAGATCTGCAATGGTGTACGGCCCGCCGGTCGGTGGCACCGTCCACTGAGAAGTGACTGGTAACCGCTGGCCGCTCTGGTTGTAGACGACTGTGTACAGCCCGGGAGCCAAACAAATATCGATCCCGTCTGAGACGTTGATCACCTGCCGCGCTTCGACCAGTGTTGCGCCAGCAACGGTCGTGGCGTACTGCAACGTGTAGGTAATCGAGCCGGTCCACACGGTACTATCCGGGTTCAGGAACGGATCGACAATGTTGATAAAGCCGGTATCGCAGACTATGCTCATTTTCGCCTTTGCTCAAAACAAAAACGCCGCGTTGACCCCTCACCCGAGTTGTCAGCGCGGCGTCACCGTATAGCCGATTGCTGCGCCTTAAACGCCCTGCCCGGTGGAAGACACGGCCGAACGTCCGTCTAACTGAACGCCACCAAACGCCATCACCGCCTTGAACTCGCTTGCCATTGTCCGGAAGTCGCCAAGGGTCTGGTCGACAACGCCCGAGAGTGACATGGTGTTCGGGACCTTGCGGTACAGCTGAGGTGTCTCGTAGCCGCGCAGGTCGCCAATTTCCAGAGCCGGTCGGCCTTGAGAAGCCGGATCAGCAAAAACGTACCATTGCGTGTATTTCACGCCCGCGCTGGTCGTTACAATGGGCAAATACGGGTCCATGATAACGGTGAGGTTGCCAATGATCCAGTTGTCTACCCTGACGCGCTGTGCACTGGCGAGAGTGGTTGTTGCGCCCGAGCCAGAGCTGGTGTTAGAACCGCCATTCACGTTGACGTCAACGCTGAGCTGGTGCATGATGTTTTGAGCCGTCACGTAAAGCGAAGGCCCAACTACCAAGAACATGCGGCCAGGGATTTCGATAGGATCGCCGCCGGTGTCAACCTGATTCATAAATACAGTCATGCCGTCGGAAAGCCCCTGAACGCTGAGCGCCGGATTGTTTGAAGCCGCCCCGTTTGCCGTGATGATTTGATTGGCGAACGTCGTAGAGAACAGCGTAGAGTTCGGCCCGGTCGTGCCCGAATACAGGTTCGTGATGAACTTGCTCTTCGTGCGTCTTGCGCCGCGTGCCAGCCGCTGAGAAAGATCGCGGAAGATTCCAAGATCATCGTTGATGACAGCTTCCCAAGACACCTTAGCGCCTTTCTCGTATTTCAGAGGTGCGTAGGTGATCGGGGTGCGCTGCGTCATGTCGCCAAGCGGAAGGTCCTGCATTTCGGCAACGGCATTGAACGGTGTTTCGAGTCCGTCCATGATAAAGATCTTCTTGTTGCGGAAGTCTCCCAGCGTCGTTTTCTTGACGAGAGGAAGAACCGGGATCGGCACTTCGCTGTAATCGCCCAACAGTTCGCGGTCGAGAACATCAACCGTCAACGCCGAGAAATCGCTGCTGGTCATTGTTTCGCGAAATACTAGCGGATAGCGTGCACAGAGAGTGCGAAACGCCCCGGCTTCAGTCAGGTTAAACGCCTGACGCATGTAAAACGGGTCCAGACGGCCTTCCTTAAAGTCGGCCCAGATCTCAGCAGCGCCAATGACACGACGACGCCTTGCAGCGTTTTCGGCCATTGTGACAGCGGAGAATCCGGGAACGTCTACGGCCCCGCCGGTCAGCGCAGACCCTGTGTACAGATCGAGTTCGCTCATTTAATTGCCCTCCAAACGGACCGTGCAGGTAGTGCTTGTGGTGCCAGAAGAAACTGCAGTCAGTGCGTTACCGAACGCTGTGCCGCTTTGGTTTTTGTCGAGGTTGAATGCGTACCGAATGTTCGTGGTTGCATCGTAGGTGCCCGCGTCAGCATAAAGCTGGTCGCCGGGTTTGATGGCCGAATTGACCAGCGGAGAGTTTGCAGACCGCGCAACCACGGTCAGGAAGTAGCAGTCTTCGCCAGTGTCGATAGTTGCCGTTGTCGGACTTGTCGGAGTCGGCAGCGGCTGCAGCGCCAGAATGATGCCGGGGATACATCCCGGAGTTCCAATCTGACCCAGCATGATTGCCTGTCCAACCGTCACCGCAGACGGTACCGGCACGTTAATGTTCCAGCGTCCGTTAATTGCCTGATTCGTTGCCATTACTGAACCCTCCCGGCCACAGCGGCCTTCGAACCAGCTTCGGAAAGACCCAGCCGCGTGAAGATTGCAACTTCGCGTTCGTGGTCATCCTGCGCCGTCTGCTTGGCTTCGGCCAACTTGACGGGATCTCGAACAACTTCGGTGCCGATGTTGAGCACGCGTCCACCGTTGCCGATAGCCTGCCCGAATCGCCGAGCCTCTGCGGTCACTATGGCGATGAAGCCTTCCGCGTCAACCGAGCCGTCTTTCATCGGGATCGATTCCCGAAGAACCGTGTCGATCACGAAAGCCTTTTGAGCTTCGGTGAATCCAATGGATGCCAAAGCCTGGTTGGCGATGACAATTGCATCACCGCGCCGGGCTCGCTCCTGAAGCGGTGCGGTCGCCTGAGCTACCGCCGTTTTGACCGCCGCTTCTACGATCTTTTGCACATCGGCTGTATCCATGTCGGACTCGCCTCCTTCTAAAATTCCTGCATCTCGTGCTGCTTCGGCGAGCGCCAAACCTCCGCGCCCTGCCTTCGTCACGTAGTCCACAGATTCCACATAATCGATGCTGGCCAGTTCGGGTTTCCCGTCTACCAGACGGCCTGTGCCCTTGCCACCGGCCCTGATACTCAGCCCGATGTGTGGCGCACGCTCTTCGACCTTCTGCGCGTAATCCGCCATTACCTTGGCCTCTGCGTACAGCCCCGGACCCTTAACGCCGTTTGCTTCGTACCTTGCAGGGCTGGTGATGATTGCCGCCAGTTGATCAAGATTGCCTTCAGGCCGCGCCGACTCTTCAGCTTGCGTTGGATGATTCCAGAACATCAGCGTGCCGGGCCCAAACTTGCCGGCTGCCGCTTCCAGGACTGCAGCCGGATAGTGCGCCGTGCTGCCAGTGCCCGGTGAGATCAGCTTGATTGGGTACGACGTCCGCATTGCCTCAGTCAGCTGGATGCTGGTCAGAAACTCCGCGCCGGTTGACTCCACCAGTTTGAGGTCTGCCGATGCTGTGATTGCCGCTTCCTTCATGCCGCAGGATGCACCGAGCTTCATTGACGCATCGTGTATCGCTTGGAGCTGCGACATGTCCCGCCGCGAGTTCCGCGCCCCGGCTTCCATCGCTTCGATCTCACCCATGTGCATTTCGTAGGTCGTCATCGGCATGACTTCGACAGCGCTATCCATTGCGATGGTGGCCCCGGATGCGTTGGAGGTATACGCCGCCTTCATCAAGTCGTCGTTATGCGAGTAAACAACGTGACCGGCATTCTCGTCGCCAAATACGGCCACGATGTTTCCATACATGCCGGAATTCTCGTGCGCTTCGTCTAAAGCCTTACGGAGGCGCATTTCAAGATCGGCGGTAGACATACCCGCTGCTGCTTCCTGAAGCTTCTGCGCTACAACCGTGAATCCTGCCCGGAGTGCCATCTGGTGCGATAGTACAGTTCAGCCCACGGTCACCACAAGAAACCGTGAGAATGTTTTAGTAACATTAAAAGCAATGGCAAACGACAAAACGTGCTCCAAGGAAGGTTGTGACCGGCCCGCTGCCCGAGGTAAGGACGCATGGTGTCTGGAGTGTCGAGCAGCTTACCAGCGCGAGTACACCGAAACAAAGCTCGTGCAAGCTCGTGGAGCCGGATTCGGTGATGGCTGCGAAGCCATGCGCGAGGCTCTAATGGCAACGTTTGACGCAATGGGACGCGCCCAGATCTCAGCCGGGGAAGCCGTTGGCGTCGTTCGTCAGGCTATGCGCCCAACATTGGTCCGCCCAAAGCACGTTGATTTTGTCGTAACCTGAAAACAGTGAATCCTCGCGCCAGTTCCGGTTTTAAGCCTGGCAACCTTGCTGGTATTGAGCAGGAAATTATAAACCAAGTCAAAGTTGCCGTCACTGAATCCAGCGTTGCGGTCATGGACGCTGCCAAGATCCTCGTGCCGGTAGACACAGGAGAATTGCGCAGTTCGATTGCTGTGCAGGTGGATCTCAACGGTAAGATCGTCGTCGGCACGATCTATGCTGGTGCAAACCATGCCGCGTTTGTCGAGTATGGGACTGGCCTGATTGGTGCTGCCGCGCCACACCCGCCGCTACCCACTGAAGGCGTACCGATTACCGGCAGTTGGATCTACGACTACAAAGGGCAGGGCTGGATCGGTATGGCCGCCCGCCCGTTCATGCGCCCTGCGTATGACGCATCGAAGAACTTCATTCTGGCAGCGTTCCGCCGTCAAGGATTTAACGTATGATCTGCCGGAAGTCTAGCGAGCAAAAACAGCGAGGATGCGCCGTCGGCCTTTGATCGCCAGACAGAAACGTTTGATCAATTCCGATATACCCTTCGGCCTCGTTTAAGATGCAGATCGCGCACGGATTGCCGCTTTCCGTAACCCACCGCTTTTGCGTAAACCCGGCAGACCGCGCCAGTTCGGTTCGCCCAAAGTTGTACGCGTTGTTCACTTCCGTCTGTGCAATGAGTTTGGATCTAACACTACTGAATTCCTTCACCGTTGATTTGACTGCCTGAACGATGTCGTCATTTGTACCTCCGCTTCGCACTGCCAGCGTGATGGCGTCCCGCAACTTTTGCTTCGTCGTCTCCGCCAATGTCCCGGTGAGCTTTGAGAGTGAATTGGTTTTTAGATACTGGCTCATCTTTGTCTCGGGTATGAGCGCCATACTATCAAGTTGAGCGGATAGCTGAGTTTCAGCCTTTATGATTGCCAGTTCAATCAGCGCTTCGTATCGGATTGAATCATTTGCCGCAATCGACAACGCCAGCGGTGACACGGAACTCATCCACGCGTCTACTACTTTAGCGTCAGCTTTGGCTTTTCTCATCGTTACCGCTGACACCATCAGCCGCCCTTGCCGCCTGAAGTACCCTGCCATCAGACGCATGACCTTGCGGACAATCGGCTCAAGTTCCTGTGCGTGCTCTGGTGCCCGCAGGCCTTTGATTTCGGCCTCAATCAGTTCCGCCAGCGCGTGGATTTCAGCGATCACCCGCGCACCCGGATAATCTCTGCCGTAATAATTGGTGCCCACGTTCTTGCCGCATCGGCAACTTCAGCCGCCCGCCATTCGCAGCCGCATTTTGGACACGTCCACGCATCAGTGTTTACCAGATCGGCCTTGCACGCCCGCGAAAAATGCTTAGAGCAGCAGTCGTCGTGTGCCATAAATTCAATCATCGGATAGCCTCGCGGAACAGTTTCAGCGCACGAGACAGCCGCGTGACAGCAGCTTTCGCCTCTTCGGTCTGCAGCGCAGGGTCCGGAGCGTCTGCGGTATCCATCGAGTCATTGGTTCGCAGCGGGCTGTAGGCGTCTGGACCTTCAGACGGATATTGCAGCTCCAGCACGTCCTCGTTGTTTTCAATGTCAACCTGTTGTCCGAGCAGCCGCACCGCTTCTTTCTGGTCGATACCCTGGCCACCCATGTAGGCCGCGACAATGGCGTTAACCTGCGCCGGAACGTCACTTTCCATAATCGTTGGAAAATTGACCACAACTTCGATGGCCGCGTCAGATGCAGCCTCGTAGACCATCTTGTTGTTTGTTCCCCGCTTTCTTGCTGCCTCGACTATCGGAATGGTTACCGGGATACTCCGAGCATTCAAAGCTTCGCGCAGCTTGCCAGACGGCCCTGTAACGCTCATGCGTAGCGCGTAGGTAATCATTATCGCCAGATCCTCGCGCCATTCCTCCTGCTTTGCCATGAACCCAAGTTCGGTAGGACGGTCCAAGCTGGTAGCCGTGGCAAGGTTGCTGGTGTTCATGTCGCTAAAGAACGATTCAGGAATGCCAAACACCATTGCTACCATCAATTTGAACTCACGCACTTGAGACGGATCACCGCCAGCGCCAGTCGTGTTAAACGCTTCCAGCTTTGTGCCAGGTCCCGATGCAAACACGCTGCCATCTACCGCCGTTGGGTTGCGGTCGAGCCATGAACTGTTCGGCCCAGCCGTGGTAGATAATTGATCTTTCATGCCGGCAAGTGCCTGCTGGCCGCCTTTCGTCGTCAGCGTCATGGAGATCTGAGCCAAGCTCATCCGAATCGTCGCAAACGATTCCAGCATCCGTCGCTGAGCCTTTGCCCAATCGAGAGCCGCGTAAACCAGCGGAACGCCAAACTGCCATTTGCCGACGCCGCCACACTTCCGGTGATAAATCGGAACATCCCACATAACGTCGTAGCTGCCAATCGTTGCCGGCTTGTCTGCTGGATCGTAACCGAGAGCCGGATACCATGCCGTGATCGTCGTGTAGGATACCGCGCCGCTCCTGTAGTCGAAGCTCTTTTTGACCCATTGCCGCCGATAGTATTGCGGCAGATCCGTGTCGTCAGGGTCCGATACGATTTCTTGAATCTCCAGCGCGTCGATAGTCCGAATGTTAACTTCGCCGGTGTCACGCGGGTCAGAGTGAAGCGCAAAGAACAGATTGCCGTCGTAGTATTTGCGCCGGTCGAGATCTTGCAATGCAACCTGCCCGAGCACGCGTTCGTTACGTTTCAGAAAGTCTTTGATTACCTCATTCGCGCTTTCGTCCGTGCTTGTGATCTCCACGCCGCGCCCAAAAACGTACTGAGCCGAAACGTTGATGCCGCGCTGAATCATCGGATTTTTGATGAAGTACAACCGGGAGATCAGCATAATCTGCTGAATGCCCCACCGTGAGAACTCCGTCCACGAACCGTTTACCTCTCGCCGCCATTCCGCGTTCTGAAGCGCCAGTTCTACGTCGCCGTAAGCGCCGGTTGCGTCGATCGCTTCGCGCAGTACCTTGCCGCCGGGTCCGTTTACTACTGTTGGCATTTGCCACGTCGGCCCCGCCATCGCCAGCGCCTCCCGCAGTTCGTCGTCATCTTCGGACTGCTCCCGGATACGCAACGCTTCCAAGGCCTGCAGCTCATCAAGTGCCCCGTATAACGTGCGGATTGTCTGCTGCTGCGAGGCTTCCCGCTGGTAGCCGGCAGATGCCACGCGAATCAGGTCTGGTAATGGTGTTGCTAACGGGTCCGGTCGAAACCATGTGCTTGGGTTCAGCGTCATGGTTTTGATTTTACAGTAAACTTGCAGCTCAACGACCAACGATTATCGCAGAGTCTTTTTCTCTTTGCCGCCTAGATCCAGGAACAGGCTCCGGCAAGCCCACGCCACCAGCATCACGATTAAACCCCAGCTGCGCGTATTCATGCTTTCGAGCGCTTCACTGTTTCGCGCCGTCTGTTCTTTGAGCACGGCCACATCCTGCGGCATCGTCATCAGTTTGGCTTCCAGAGAATCCAGCCTTGCTGCCGCCGCTTTCAGGTCGGACTTGATTTCGTATTGCATCGATGTCTGAGACGGCATCGATAACGGATTTGCCATGAACAATCCAATGCACATGACAACTATTGAGCACATTCGTCGGCCAAATGATGCCACGGTGCCCCATCCAGATCTAAGCGAAAATTCAGACCAGTCGAGCCGCCAGCCTTGCAAACTTGCAAACTTGCAACGCACCACCTCAATCGCGTTCACGCTGCTGGCTCTTTCATATGCTTTACAGCCTACCAAAGAAAACGCCGTCAGCGGCTTGCAGGCCTGACTGACGGCGATAGGGAGTTCAACGAATGGAGTGATTACAGCTTACAGCATTTCAAGTCTCAAAGGCCCCGCGTGCTTTAAGACTGCGTCAGCGTCTATTTCTGGCACGTCCCCGGCTACCATGTGCCGGTAACGGTCTTCCGGTTCGTTGTAAGGGTCCAGCCGGTTGTACCATTGGTACTTCCGAATTCGATCCTCGCAGTAGTTGTAACCGAGATGCCAAAGCGGAGCGCCGGGTATCAGTACGTGCGCCGCGTGCAGCAGTTCTTGCGGAATGCTGGAACAATGAAAGTTTGCCCCGTTGCCAAACGGCGTCCGCTGAAACCGAAAGTTCCTGTTCATCAGCCGAAACACGGAAGGTCTTGCGAAGTGCTGATATACCCCGTCCATGCGAACCTTGCGATGCCCCGGCGTGGTTACCAGACTGAGATCGGAATTCCACAAGTATCGAATTGGCAACTTGAAGGCGTGGTACGGTGTGGCCGCCAACGTCTTGCGGATTGCCTTTACCCCAGCACTGTCTAGCAGCTCGTCCCCGTCGATTGCCAGCGCCCAGAACGGACTTTGCACGTCACCGCACAGGTGGTTATCTCCGACGCTGTTTAGCAGCCGAGAAAGCAGGTATTCGCGGTCCCGCGATTCGTCGAAACCTTCAAACGCGGAGTTAATGACGGTAACACGTTCCCCCATCTCAGCGCAGATTTCCGGCGTGGCATCGGTCGAATGATCGTCGAGAATAAAGATGCGTTCGCACAGTGGCAACGCAGCCTCGATCACCTGTCGAATCCAACGATTCTCGTCCTTAATCCTCAACATCCCGAAAACTGTCATAGTACGCTCCTGTATTGTTTGCCGCGTTTTATCTGCCCGATAGCGAAGTGACTCACTCCGAATCGTCGCCCCAGTTCTCGCTGTGAACCAGACGCGCATCTGATTGCTCGAACTTGATCCTCTGAAAGTTTGGCGTGAGGATGTTCCACGCCCTGCAAGTTAGGAACCACCATCCGGCCTTTCTCATTCGCATCGTGAAGATTGTCAGCTTGAGTTCCTCTGAAGAAATGATCTCTGTTGATGCACTCAGGTTTGTCGCATCGGTGGCATACCATCGACTTCGGATCGGACATGTCTACCATTCCAGCCGCAGCTGCGATCAATCGCGTTATGCGAAACGTTCGCCATCCAACCGAAGTTTTGACCGTCACAACGCCGTAACCTTGAACATTTGCAGCAGTCCAGAATACGCATCCAGATGGGGATGCCACCGTGTTGGCGGCCTTCATGGATTCAACCTTCGCAACACCTTTTGAGACGATTTCAGACCATTCTAATTGAGTGAACATGGATTCATTATCCCATACCATACCGCCTTTTTATGGGATTGACTTTGGTCCTTTTGGTTCAGCCGGGTCAAATTCGTCCTGCTTTGACAGCGTCAGATGTGAGCATGGACAACGCATAGACGCACAGCATCCGCCGCTGTCATGCTGGCTTACCGGGTGGCCGCAGATTACATCGTGAGTCACGTTTACGCAGATTCGGTCCATCAGATTATCCTCGTGCGATAAAAGTCTTTGTATCGTGGCACCCGGATCAGGTCGTAGTCCCGGCCCTCGCTGTTCCAGACCTCAGGCGCGTCGTTCAGGTGTGGATACCGGAGCTTCCAGTATTCCTCGAGATACAGCGCGTTCGGTGGCCAGTCATCCCACCTAAGCACGTTCGGAGAATGATACGTCAAATTCTTGCCGCCGAAGTACCGGCACCACTTGTTAACAAACTGCATAACGCCCTGCCCGATGCGCTGAATCGCAGCCGGGTCGTTTGTGGCCGTCGCGTGATGACTGATTGATACCGATGGAACCGCCGCACACTTCCAGCCTGCCATGCGAACCCGCATCGCATAATCGCACTCGTTCTGGTGCCCGATAGTGTCGTCGAATCTCCCGGTGTCCACCATACAGTGCCGGTTGATCACCCACGCAAAGCCCGCAGCCCACATGATTTCTGTATACGGCCCGCGGTCAATAGGTGCAGCCCCGCCGTTCGGGTAAACCATGCCGATCTCGTGAAAGCGATCCAGATACCCGCACAGCGTTTCGTCCCAGCCATGCGTGTTGATGGTCACGTCGTTGTCCAGATACGCTATGTATTCTGTTTCCGCTAGGTGGAACAGGACGTTCACCGCGCCTGAATAGCTATCCTGAGCCACGCTTCGTTCTACCAGCACGAAACGATGATCGACTGCTGCAAACCTACGCGCCACTTGACACGCCTCAACGTTTTCTTCTGAGTCGTTGCGGCTCATCAGGACAAAGCACCGCCAGTCGGTCGAGCTGTTCACCTGTATGCAGGCCAACGTGCTTCGCAAACATGTCGGGTTCTTGTAGCTGGCTACTCCAATATCAAGACGCCTCACGATTGCACCTTCCAATCTGCCGGGTCTTGCCAGTTCGTAACCGGATGGTCGTCAGGATTCTCTTTCGACCATGCCGCGTTTGGCATGTTGATTACCAGCGCCTCAGTGTCTCCGTAGTTGTAGAGAGCGCACAAAACACCAGCCTTGACTATCACCGGCTCGTTTCTCGAGTGAATCAACGTCAGGTCCGCGTCTACCGTTTCACCATCGGGAGCGGTCAGCTTACCCGCTCTCTTGGTCACTATCCTGACGTTACCAGATATTACATGGAATCGGCCCTCGCGCACCATGTGCAAGTGTGGACCCTTGCGAGTCCGTGGGGCAATGGCTGTTACATAGATCTGAGCCGGTGCCAAGTCCGGTTTATCCAGTTCGTTCCACACTGGTAATATCCAGCCGTTCGGATTCCCGTCGCTGTCAAATGTCGGAATCTTAGGCATCCTTCGCCGCCTTTCTCTCTGCCGCGTCTTTCAGTTTCTTCGCCTGCATCCGGTCCCAGTATCGGTCCATCAGGTCCCCCAGTGTCGTCGGTTTCATTCTTCGATGTACCCTTTCCACAGCAAATACAAGATGACCATTCCCACCATTGCCGCTATCAGTTTCACGCCGGCCGCCGGTACCAATTGCTCGAAATCTGCTTAAACCCAACCGCCGTCAGCAGCGGGTCCCAGTCGTGCTCAAAACGGTCATTGACGGCAAGGTGCATGGGAATGCTGCCGTCCGGACCTGAGCCGCACGCAAAGGCGTTCTGCGCACAGAACAGACCCCCCGGCTTCAAGGCTGCAAAGATGGCACGCACCCAAGCTTCCACGTTTGGCACGTGCTCCAGAAAGTCGAGAGAGCAGATAGCGTCGTATTCGCCGCCGGTCGGCATGGTCCATCCGTTGCTGGTGTCTGTCACCAGTTGAGTTCCAGTGTTGCGCCAATGCCGAAACGCTGCGTAATCCGCCGTCCTGCTGACCTCCAGATCGTGATACACAGCATCGAAGCCTCCCTCGTGCAACGCCAGCGTCAGGTCTCCGATGCCATCTCCAAGCGCCAACACGCAAGAGCATCTAGGCTCAACCTTCAGCCGCTCTACGATACCTTTGCACATGCCGGTGTAGTTGAAGCCTGGATCCTCGTGATACGCCGAAAGCTCCCAGATGTAAGCTTCAGTGGTCCGGTACCAGTTCAGCAGCGCGTAGTCGCCCTGCGGATTGGCCTTGCGAAAGTCATCGGCTACGGCGTTGTGCAGAGCGCCAAAGCCCTCGCCTAGCTTCCCCTTTGCTTGGTCCAGCGTGATTCCAAAAAATAGCGCCAGTTCGATTGCTCTGTCTTCCATTTGTGCCCTCTCTACTATCTGGTGAATCTGGTATAAGCTGCGCAAGTGCGAACCGTGCAGGAACGTCGTATCTCTGGCGCGTGGTGCCAGCCCATCAAAGTCGTCATGTGAACACGCTGTGACGTCTGCGTTGACCAGCTTGGCAATATCCCAGCGGGTCGTGCGTATTGGTTCGCCAAGTTGCCGGATCTCCCCCGGCTTCGCCATCAGCACCGCGTCCCAGAGAAGTTCCGCCGCGTCCCACGCAAACAGCGGACTAAAGAACCGGTCACAGACCTGCGGGCTCTGCCCTTCCAGCATGGCTTCGAGCGGATTCTTGCGCCCCACGTGCGGCAGTGGCCTGATGCCCAGCACAAACGTCAACCGGACCACGATACCGCCGTTTTCTAGCGTCGCCACTTCTGCAGCACGCTTATGCCGGCCATAGATGTTCGGCTGGTCCATGTTGTTGCCGGGTGACTGGTAGACGGCCTGAGTGCTGACTTGAACGAACTTGCGCCCGTTTGCTGCACACCATAGCGCCAGCATTTCCGGCATTGTAATGTTTTCGGCTACTGCGTCCCACGGGTTGCGCTCCACAGCATCCACGTTCGAATTGCCCCACAGGTTAACGATCACGTCAGCGTCAAGTGCCGTGATCTGCGAAACCTTGCAGTCGCCTGACGTAATTGGGTCGGCCTCACGCCGTACCCAAACAGGCTGCACACAATCCGGAACGCAGAGCCGCATGTGTTGCCCTACAATCCCTGATGCGCCCAATATCAAGACCTTCATGCCCGCCTCGCTTCGTCATTTAGCCGCCGAAACTCAGCGCGGAAGTGCTCAACCGCAAACGCCAAAGCGTACCACCAGTTTGCAATCATGCGGATACTGTACACCAGCCCTGCCCGGTGCACCAGCAACGCCGCCCCCGGTACCGCCATTATCCCCGCCAGCGTTAATGCTTCGCTCATGCTTCACCTTCCCACAGGTCGCGAAACGGCGAATTGTCGCAGCTGCGTCCCCAATTGTCTGTTCCCCACTTGGCAATGAACCGCTTCAGGTTTGGCATGAAGTCGCCCCCCGCCTCCGGTCCGCCGCGATAGCTGCTCGTCAGGCTGCCGTGGTCGCAATAGCAGCCATCGTAAATCGCCAGCCTGAGTCCGTGATATCGGACGCGCAGGCAGTAATCGTCATCGTCCATGCCGTAATCCACAAACCGCTCGTCGAGCAGTCCCACGGCATCTATCACCCGCCGCGGAATCAGGACACACGTAAAGCAAAGTGTTCTGTGCTCGTCCCGCACGGCATCCGCGTTTGCCAGTTCGGATACCAGATTCTGCAGCGGGTTGCCCACGTTGTTGCAGGCCGACGCGATTACGCCGTATTGCGGTCTGCGCTTCGCTTGGTCCCACATTTTCGTGAACCCGCGTTCCGTCTTCAGCAGCGCGTCATCATTGAGCAGGATCACGTCGTCATTTTCGGCTGCGTAGATGCCGAGGTTGATGTTTCGCGCATAGACGAACGGTTTGTGCCCCTGCACCACATCAGCCCCAATGCCGTGGTTATAGTTCGGTAGCCCGTCGTCAACTACGATGATTCGGCACATCTCGCCGGCCGCCCTGATAGCCGTGATGCAGGCCGCAAGGTTGGCCGGATTTTTTGAAGGAATGATAACCGAGAGCCCCATCTACTTCACCGCCTCTAGTGTTGCCATGATCTTCCAGACTTTGTCGTAGGTGTCCTGATACTCGCGACGCTCCATGCTCACAAGGTTGAATTTAGCTGTGATGCCGTAGCCGATCGACAGCCGCCCATGTGCAAACTCTCCACCGATACCGGCCCCGAAGTACTGAAACATGTTCCTCGTCCATGCTGTTTTGTGCGTCGGATCTTGAATAAACCCGGCACCCTGAAGCGCGTCTGGTACTTCGATTGTGGCCAGTCCTCCAGGCACCAGCACCCGGCAAAGCTCGTTAAAAAAGTGGATTCTCCCGAGATCGTGACGCAAAAACAAAAGCCTTGTCGGTTCCAATCTAAAACGCATAGCAATGCACTTCGTGCACGCCCACCCCTGAACGTGCGAGCAGTCTCCAATATGCTCCGCAACGTCATGCGCCCTGACTTCCAAGACGCTGGAATCCAACCACGGCCACGGACCCTCAAGGTCTACGATCTCGTTTACCTCTGGCCCCGGCGCAATGTCCACGCCGATGAATCCGTCTATCCGACGATCTGCACATCCAAGGTTTAAGCGCATTGTACTGGCATTTCCTCCGCGTGTTGAGCACAACAAAACATGAAACACCGCACCCCGTTGATATTGGCTGTGCTTGCGACTGGCGCATCCTTTTTGATCGCCAACCCAAAATCTTTTGGCCTCATAATAATCGCCCCTGTGATTTCCACTCCGCAGTGATAGCAATTCGGGTTGCCGTTCATCGCTCCATCACCTCTCTGCAAACCTTGTCCCAC